GAAGCAAACGAGCTTGTCGAAAAGGCTTTCGGCTACGGCACGGGCGCGTTTGTTCTCCGCGCTGAAAATGCCAAGGTAAACCAAAAGGGCGACATTGTGGCAGATAGCGAGTGTAAAGTGGGTATTGAATACCTCGACGCAATGGCTATTGTGCCGCTGTCTGTTGAAAAGAATAAAGTCACCGAGGCGGCTTTCGTGTCTGAGTTTACAAGGATGGGCAAAGAATATATTTACCTTGAAACCCATACGAAAGACGACAATGGAAATTATATAATCAATAACAGGCACTTTCTCGTCAATGACGGCTGCCTCAAGCCTGAGCCGTTGCCTGATGGTATGGCTGAAACCGTAAACACCGGCGCAAAAATTCCGTGGTTTACTCTGATATATCCCAATGTCACAAATAACATTGATTGTCAAAACGGGCTCGGCATGGCTGTGTTTGCAAATGCAATAGACAACCTAAAGGGCGTTGACCTTGCTTTCAATAACTTCCTCCGTGACTTCAAGCTCGGCGGTAAAAAGGTGTTTGTTAACAAGAAAATGACCTTTCAGACTGCCGAGGGTGTAACTGTCACGCCTGACGATGTGGCGCAATCTTTGTTTAGCATGATCGGCGACGATATGGACTTTGACGCTAAACAGATGATTCAAGAGTATAACCCTGAGCTGCGCGTAACTGAGAATAAAGAGGGCGTACAGTCACAGCTTGACTATCTTTCGTTTAAGTGTGGCCTCGGCACTCACCGCTACCAGTTTGAGGGCGGCGTAGTCAAGACCGCCACCGAATACAACGGCGAGCGTCAAGAGCTTGTGCAACACGCCTCTCGTAACATGATAGTTATAGAGGCGGCTTTAATAGAGCTCTGCCGCGCTATTCTCTACATAGGGAAAACATTCTGTAAGGCGGCAGTAAATCCCGACACCGCTATAACAGTACAGTTTGAGGACGGTTTTGTTATCTCTGAGGAAGATAAAGCCGCTAAAGATTTGGGGCTCGTGCAAAACGGCATTATGCCCGCATGGGAGTATAGAGTTAAGCACATGGGCGAGGATGAAGCGACCGCAAAGGCTGTTATTGACGGCATGAAAACCGCAACCGAAAACCCATTCGGATTTGTGGGGTGATTAAATGGCGCTTGACCCGCGTTATTTGGATAGCTTACCCGACAGCCTTGTGGAAATGTACAGCATTGTCGAGCGGGATATACTCGCAGACATGGCGCGGCGCATAGCTGAGTATGATTATTTTATACCGGCAGCCATGCACCAAATGCAGAAACTTGAAGAGCTTGGAGCTGTGCGTAGCGAGATTATAGCGCAGCTCTCAGCTATGACAGGGCAGACACAAGCCGAGATTGTCGCGCTCTTGACTGAGGCGGGCGCTGAAACAGTCGAGGACGATGTGGAATACTACACCCGCGCCGAGGTGTACGCACCTGATAAAGTCAACACCGAGGCCTTGCATCAAGTCCTTAATGAGGGCTTGAGGAAAACACAACAGGCCTTTTTTAATATCACGGGCACGACAGCAAACACCGCTTCAAAACTGTTTGAGCTTGCGCTTGATAGAGCTTGGACACAGATAAACACCGGCGGGCTTGACTATAACACCGCGATAAAGAGGGCAATAACTGACCTATCAAGCAAAGGCCTCGGCTCTGTTGAATATAAGAGCGGACGCGTTGACAGTATAGAGGTTGCCGTGAGGCGTGCGGTTATGACTGGTACGAATCAGGCGGCTATGGGAATACAGACAACGCTTGCCGATCAGCTTGGCGTTGACCTTGTAGAAACGACCGCACACGGCGGCGCTCGCCCCTCCCATGCCAAATGGCAAGGTAAAGTATTTAGCCGCAAGGGGCGCGTTACTATTAACGGCGTTACTTATGAGGACTTAGCCAAGGCCACGGGCTACGGCAGCGCGGGAGGCTTGGGCGGCGTTAACTGTCGGCATAACTTTCACCCGTATGTGCCGGGTACTTCTCGGGCGTGGTCAGAGAAACAGCTTAAAGAGCTTGACGCTCGCCGCGTGGAATACAACGGGCAGAAATACTCCGAATATGAAGCCTCACAAGTACAGCGCGGCCTTGAGCGTAATATACGAGCCTTAAAGCGTACCGTCGCAGCTCTTGAAGCGGGCGGGCAAGATGCGGGAGAATACCGCGCACAGCTAAAGGCAGCACAAACTGCCTATACTGATTTTACGAATCAGACCGGCATAAAGAAACAATCAGCAAGAACACATACAGGGTAAAACGGCAACTTCCGAGGAATTCTTTGGGGTTGCTTTTTTATACAACTTTGTCTTGCGGGCTGACGATTAAATGCCCGCCGTTCCCGGCGCTGAGTGGCAGCGCGTTTATAAATCAAATCGCGGTGCGGGAGGAAATCACATGGAAGAACTTAAAAACCTTTTTGGCGAAAACGCTTTGACCTATGCACAGTTTACCGAGGCGCTTGAGAAAGCGGACAAGAAAACGCTCAACCTTGCGAACATTGCAAACGGTAACTATGTGGGCAGAGATAAGTTTGCCAATAAGGAAAATGAGCTTGCTACGGCAAACAAAACCATTAAGGATTTGCAGGACGCTGCAAAGAAATGGGATGGCGTAGATGTGGACAAGCTCAAAAGCGACATGGCGGCGCTTCAAACCAAGTACGACACAGATATGGCAGCCTCAAGGCTCGACAATGCTCTGAATCTCGCGCTTGTAGAGGCAAAGGCCAAAGACCCCAAGCTCGTAAAAGCTCTGCTTGATATGAGCGTAGTAAAGCTCGACGGCGAGAGACTTATGGGGCTCACCGAACAGCTTACCAAGATAATCGAATCACACGGCTACCTTTTTGCGGGAGAGGATAGCGCAGATAATACTACCCGCACAAATACCGGCGGCGCTCACGCGGGGAATAACAAGCCCGACTTTTCCAAAATGACGGATGCTGAATACTACGCATATGTAGCCGCACAGAAAAAATAATGGAGGATTATAAACATGGCAAATACTTTTCTTACCTGTCAAGAGATTGCACGCGCAGCTCTGCCTCTGCTGCATGACAACCTTGTTTTTCCGGCTCTGACTTATAAGGACTATTCCGCAGAGTTTCAGGCAAAGGGCGACACTATCCAAGTGAGAAAGCCCGCAAAGTTTACTGCAAACGAGTTTACCGACACCATTTCCGCACAGAACACTACCGAGGGTAGCGTACTTGTCAAGCTCGACAAAATCGCCGATGTCTCTACCGTCCTGACCGCTAAGGAAATGGCTCTGAATATCGAGGACTTTACCGCTCAGGTTATTCAGCCCGCTATGATGGCAATCGCTGAAAAGATTAACCGTGACGGCCTGCTCCTTTACAAGGACATTACCAACAGCGTAGGCACTGCCGGTACTACTCCCGGCTCTCTCGCCGACATTGCCGCCGCCGGTAAGGTGCTGAATCAGAATAAGGCCCCCATGGAGGGCCGCGCCGCTGTATGGGACGCTGAGGCTCTTGCAGCTTTCCAAGTCCTTGATGCTGTCGCTCATGCTGACAAGTCCGGCACTACCGCCGCACTCCGCGAGGGCTCTATCGGCAGACTGCTCGGCTTTGATAACTATATGTCTCAGGCTGTCGCAGAGGATGCCGAGGGCGGCTTTACCGCTAACCTCGCTTTCCATAGAAATGCTTTTGCATTTGTCAACAGACCTCTTGAGCCCGCCCGTGGCGTTGAGAGCTATGTAACTTCTCATAATGGCCTGTCTATCCGCGTAACTATGGGCTACGACATTCAGACCAAGAAGCAGACCCTTTCCGTTGACTGTCTGTATGGTTACAAGACCCTTTACCCCGAGCTCGCTTGTGTAGTTAAGGGCTGATAAAGGCGGGCGGCTATGGCTTACTCTGATTTTACTTTCTATGTGAATTCATACAAAGGCACATTGTCGGAGGCAGCTTATAGCCGCCTCCTACCTCGTGCCACGGCTGAGATTGACCGTATGACCTACGGCAGAGCTAAAAGCGCGTCAGGGTGCGAGGGTAAAGCTGTGCGCTTTGCGGAGTGCGCAGTAGTAGACGAATTAAACTATCAGGGCACACACGGCGCGGGTGATGTAACGAGC